CCTTATTTGTATGAATCGAACCACTAGCACCCGCATCTATCCTGTGAGTAAAAAAACCAATGCTCGATTTGTTTGCTATCGCATCATCAAGTTCAGCAAGAAGTGTTGCTATATTTTCAGCGTCCGTACCTGTGAGTATATTGCTCGCTGTGGCTCTTGCGTGAAAGCTAAATAAGTTTGGTGAAATTGCCGGATTGTATGAAAACTGAATAGTAGTTCTAAGCGCTTCAACACCTACAGACTGAGCCGCTGCAATAGTATTTAGGTCGAACTTGCCACCTGGTAATACAAAATACTTGCCGGTGGAGTACCCAAGCGCAGACAGATAGCTCTTAATTGCTGCCATGTTTGCAGCCTGAACGCTTTGGGCTACGTTTATCTTATAGCCATCGCCAGTAGTCCAGCCGCCAGATGATAAAACGCCGGTAGCTGTTGTTGTGTCATTTTCGGTGCAGGTTGCTGTTGCGCCTGTGGTTGTATTGGTGAGTATCGCGCCAACCAAGTCACCGGCAACAAAATCAGCACCGCTATCTGTCAACACAGCGCCCGTTGCCGTAACCGTTCCGGTATAGGTGAACTCGGTCTTTGAGTGAGATACTATATCCCAGCCACTTGCTGCAAGTGTTGCTAGATTGGCCTCAGTTAAAAACCCAGCTTGGCCTATCTTGTCCTGATATGTGCTTGATGTAGCAACCATGCCCTTTGGGTTAATATAGGCGTGATACTCCGTTAAGTCAGTCGCATTTGAATCATCAGTGAACAGAAGAACCTTTGTCCTTGTATTCAACGATAAATACAATGGCCCGACCTGAGCCGTTTCGCCACCGGATGCACTCGCTTCTGATGTAACGCCGACACGAATTGTGGTCACTGCATTAGCCCAATCCGCTGACCCGTTAGTTTGAAACTGAGATTTAGGACGCTGAATAAACACCCATCCGTTTGAGCCTTCAAGGTCGTTTGCTGTTATGGTCGTTGCGAAATAGTTTGTATAACCACCCTGACCGAACAACAAGAATACTTTTTGTATTTCTGGATAGCTTGGCAGTTTAACCCACAAACCAATAGCAGATTGAATAACGTCATTAAAACCATCAATCTGTATGTATCGCTGCGACGAGGCTCCGAGTATAGTGTATTCCCATACATCCTCACCATTAGGCCCGCCGCCACTTACTACAGTAGTTGTACCACCTGAACCTGAGCCACCCTGACCAGCTCTATTATCAAGTGTAGTCTGGTCAGTGCTTAAATCAGCAGTCCATCTATTGCCTTGCTGGTAGTTCATTATGTGAACTCGCCAGTACACATCAGATTAGCTGAATTACCCTGCGTATCAAGCGTGAATGCGCCATTCTGCGATGTTCTGCGGAAAGATACAGTATAAAATCCGATCGCTGTAGTGGCAGTCGTTGACCATATCTCTGTACCACCATCGTACAAGGTGATTTTATTTGATGTTGCAACCTTGATGGAGAAGTTCATAGTATCAAGGTAATCACCGGCCGCACCGCCTGTACCTGTGCCTGCTGCGCTTAGTGCATAGCCCGTTTCAAGCACTGGTACATCTACTGCATGTGGAACTGAGCTGCTTGCTTTAACACGCGCCGCCCCATCAACATATTTTTGTACTACCTTACCGTCTATCTTGCCAGTTGCGTCATTTCTTGCGCCGCGTACTTCTACTTCACCATTGGCCATTATTCATCTCTCCCAAAGGATTGTCTATCAAGTTCATTATCCTGAACAGTAGCGATAGAGTTAAATTCGTTAATACTTGTCTGTTTCTGCTTAGAAGCAGCGTTAGCGTAGTTCTCAACAGTCTCTGACTCGATCTTTCCTAGCTCACGCTTCAGTTTCTCGTTCTCTAGCATAGCGTTCTGTAACTGTAGCTGCTGAACCTGCTGCTGCATAGGATCTGGTGGCTTAGGAGCGAATTGTTGCTCGATAGCAGCTTCCAGGTCTGTTAGGTTCGGTACATTCAGATTATCAACGAACGCCTTGAACAGTACACCCTTAGCCGGGCCATCAGGGATACCTTGCAACGCCTGGCTGATCTGTCCTTGCTCGAACTCACGAGCCATCATGCCCATAGTGCTGAATGGTAACAGCTTATAGTCACCGAACGGATAACGCTCTGAATCGAACTGCTGGTAACGCCAGCTGAACTTGTCTATAATAGGTTTCAGGAAGTCGTTCTCAATATTACGCATAGTACGTTTATTACGCTTAATACCACCTGCGGCAATCATGCTCATACCAGAGGCTGTCTGGTTTCGTGCGTTAATACCTACTGGGGTGGCTGAGTCCATACTGCCAGTAGCCATCTGCATCATACGCTCAAGCTCACCTGCTTCTCTGTACGTGTGAGCAGACATATCCCCGAAGTGGAATGGCTGAAGCACTGTACGTGGATCACCATTCGTCAGAATCTGCTTACCTGGTGCAATCTCTAGCTTCATGCCCCTTGGGAGGCGAGTAGCATCTGCTGCCAGCATAGGGTGAATTGTTAGTGCCAACCCGTCCTGCCTTGCGCGTAGCTCTGCGTTCAAAGCCCTCTGGCTCCACATACCCTTCTCAGCTATACTACGGCCCCAGAAGCGATTAGGTACAGTGTCGTACTGAAACGCTACAATGCTTCTGTCGCGATAAATGAATGGGTTCGGTACAGCTTTAAGCAGCGAAGTGCGGTTAGCAATCGTAATGATTGCCTCTACCATGTCTGTATCTTCACCGTTTACAGCAATATCTACGGCTACGGGGTCTATTTCACCCTCTTCGTCCTCTACCTCAACTAGAAGATTAGCAGGAACAAGGCCATGATACTCAAGGATCTCTACCCGATCCCCTGTAATTGGGTTCTTCTGCTCCCCCATTGCAGCGACATCTTCATCGTCCGTGAAGCTTCCCAGCTCTACATCGTTGTAAATATCTGCATAGATCTTCTTCTGTACATCAATCTTAGGTACAATTGGTGTATGCGCACATCCCAGACCTGAGTTCACATCCCTGGCTGATGGGTCGATAGCGAACTCTTTAGGGCAGATAGGTACAAGATCTACATTCACCTTGTTGTACTGCAATACCTCGCCATTCGGCCCTGTGTACTCGTCGTTGTCCTCTGAGACAACTACCTTGGCTATGCCTGTACCATAGATTGCGCTATTCAGGTACACTTCAGAGATGGTCTGCGGTACACCACGTAGTTCCATATCCTCAAGCAGCATATCCCTTATAGGGGTACGGTCAGACTTGTCCTTGTCTTCTATGTTATCAGCAAGATCGAACCAGTTCCTACGAGAGAACGTAGCTTCTTCCATTTCAGAGACTGCCATCTCAATAGCCTGCGCCATAGCAGGAGAGATGAACTTACTGCGCTCTGACTGACGCTTCTTGTCTTTTTGTGACCAAATCCCCTTCCACTGCCTGTACGCCTCTTCCCAGTCATCCTTGAAGTTCTGATCCCGGTAGTCTTCCCACGGCTTAACAGTGCCGCATACCCAGGCAACTAGCTCTTGGTCTATATCTGACTGAGTAACGCTTTCTTCGCTCATACACCTATCCAGGGATCAACAGGCTCAAAGTCCTGCGTTTCATAATTTTGATGATAATTCGTTGTACTGATCTGGTCTATGTACGCCAGAGAGTCGATAAGGTCGTCATGCGCCATTGGGTTCGGAAAGTCCAGTAACTGGTCAACAAAATGCTTGTTCCAGTGCCCTTTCTTCAGCGTAATGCGTCCTCGCTCGAATCTGCCCTGCAAAGCCCACGTAATACGCTCAGTTTTCTTCTTACCGCCATGTGACATAGGCTCTACATGCGGATAAATGCCCATTCTACGCATTTCATCCTCTAAGTACGGCATTACAGCGTTTTTAAGGCTGCCGGACTCAATTCCTACGCATACTGGCTGATAATCCTTTGCTGCCTTGATGATTCTAAGGGCTGTTTCCCTTATATCCCACCTTCCGTGCATAATTTCATGCACGAACCAGCCAGACGGAGACACCTCTACTATACTTATGGCATGTTCATCAAGTCTCTTCACTGCTGACTTAATCATGCCTGTTCCATCCGAGAAACCAGCCAAATCCACAGCTATGTACATGTTCCCAGGCTCTGGTGCAACGTCTTCGTAGCGCAAGTATTCCTCTTTGAAGGAACCCCCGCCGCCTGCTGTGAAACTTGCCTCGTATTCCTGCCTGAAGGCAGCTGCTGACATTGAACCCCGCGCCGCTTCTATCTCATTCGGGTCAATCTTGGGGTTATCCATTGAGTTGAAGTGAAACGCGGCCCACTCAGGATGCCCGTCTTGCTCCATTTTGGCAGCGAACTCCCACAGATCAAAGAAGTGGTTCTTGCCATCGGGTGTTCCAATGAACATTGCCTTGCCTTTATGGTCTGACAGGGCTGGTCTGATAATCAAATCCCATACTTCAGGCTTCATATCAGCGTATTCGTCCATTACGACAAAAGAAAGGCCAACACCACGAAGAGTATCAGGCCGATCAGATCCTTTAATCTTAATAGTACGGCCATTAACGAGCCGTAGTACGCCTTCATTCTGGCGAACACTTTCAATAACGCCACCTTGACTCGCCATACCCCCAAGTTCCACAAGGAGGTTCCACATAATATCCTTACCCTGGTTAAAGGTAGGCGCTACATAGAACACTTCAGCGCGTTTAACGCTATCCCCGATCGTGACTGGGAAAC